ACCTCCAGAAACCAATCTGACACCACCGGGATTGGCGGACAGTGCTCCAGCAGGTGCCCACGCTCACGCGCTGCAAATGCCCTCAAGGACTCCAGTTGTTGCTCACTCATGCCGCACCCCCGATCGTAATGAATCCACGCACGCATCCGGCAACGTTCGCAGCGTCTCCACGTTGTCGCCGCAGATGATTTGATTGACTGGTACGCTCACCGCTCAAATCTCCTCGCCTGTCTTGTTTTGCATCCAGATTTTGCCGCCGCCCCGAACCATCTGCAGCATTGCCGCAATGACCTGATCAGCGGATTCCGCCGCCTCCTTCGCCGATGAAAATTTACGGGAGCGATACACAGGTGAGCTGCCTCGCAAGATTCGCCACTGATAGAACCCAACGCCCGTTTTCACAATCTCAAATTGCACGCTCATCGTGTCCTCCGAAGCTGAAAAGTATTGTCGCCGACCTGCTTCGCCCGAAACCGCAATGAGTGCTTAAAATTCCTCTGAACCCTCCGCACGTCCCGCAGCTCCACGTTGTCCACTCGCCCCACGCAATCCACGCCCATCCGGCGAATCATTCCGACGATTCGCAGATACTGTTCCTGTCGGTGGATAACACACCTGCATCCGCAAAGGGTTTTCAAAACGAAGGACTTGCCATCCTCGACCACCACGCGGAACCGATACCCGCGGCCCAACTGTTTTGCGGCTTCGTTCGCCCTCGCGACTGCGTGCTCCAGGCTCACCCGATCAGTGCAGGGAAACGGCTTTGATTTGCCGACCTTCCAGTCTGGACTATCCGCAATCCGCACAATCTCCCGGCGGCTGACCGTGATTCCGTCAGCCCCGATCTTCGTCCTCAACGCGGTGCCGTCGTCGGTGCATTCGTTGTAATACAGAATGACTCTGCGGAGTGGCGTGAACTGCTCACGCGGGATTCGCAGCAGGACAGATGAACCAACGGCCAAACGGTGCAGGTTGTGTTGTGCGATTGTTGGATGCAGTCTCACTTTGTCACCTCGCTTAACAGCGCACGCACGCTGTCGACCCAGTCAGCCACTGGTTCGAGCATGGAATACACGTGCCGGCCTGCAATCGCCCTGTGGAATTCATAGGTGCCCGCGGCAATGTCGGCCTGCAAGATTTCAAACGCATCGTCACCAGACACCGTGATTCCCAGCACCTCACACAATATGCCGTCAATCCGTTTTTGCTGATGCGTCAATGAGCTGTTCTCGTACATGCGTTGCACGTCGCCCGTCAGGATTTCGTGGCAATCATGCAGCAGTGCCCACAGTCGCACGCTCAACGGCTGCGCGAGCGATCTGTAATAGACCCCCAACGAATGCTGCAGCACACTGCAGCCGACCGCCTGCCCGCCGAATCGGTTGATCCGGCCCAAGCACGCCGCCACCCGCTCCGGGTCCGTGACGATTGCCTCTGCCAGTTGCTCGGCTGTTGTTATCAGTGCCATTGCTCAACCCTCCGCTTTCATCCGCTCAAGAAACGCCACCAGCTTTGCAGCATCCGTCGACCGCAGATACACTCGCACATACCAGTCTGAATTATTGCCCTGCTCAATCTCCACGCTGCCAATTACGCCGCCCGGCGATGGTGCCGCCGTCTCGATTGCTCGCCGTGCCTGCAGGTCTGCAGTCCACACTACGGCCATTGACGCCCCGCTGCCCTCGTGCACGTAGGCTGGCCCCACTGGTGGCTCAATCACGTCCACAACGGTGTATTCCTCGCTGCCGCCAGGCTCCACGCATTCGCCGGTCAAATACCCGTCCGTGTCCACTTCCGGCCAGTCGCCATCCCAGTCGAAATTCCGTGCCTGCTCGGCAATGTCTACCGTCAGTGCCCAGCCCTGATTTTTCCGCGCCCACTTCTCCCGATCGTTGCCTGCGTACATCGCTCAACCCTCCGAAAAAACGCCCGCCGGTTGGCGGGCTGATGTCACACCAACTCCACAACACCGCCTACCGCCCAAGCAATCGCTTCCGCGTGCGTCCAACTATCGTAAACACCGTAACGTGACCGCCCGCCATTGCTCAGCGTAATCCACACTGCCCACTGCATTGTCTGATCGCTCAAAAAACCGATTGGAAACCCGGCAGACGGTCCGCCGGGTTGGTTGTCTCACTCTGCCAGCACCTGCCCGCAGTCTGCACAGATGGTCTGCGGGTCGCTCGTGGTCGGTAGGCTGATGCTGTCGTGTGGGCAGGTCATCACTCGCCCCGATAGTTGACCGACATCGCGCGGGCTGCCAAACGCTCCAGAGTCTCTGATTCCCATTTGGCCAACTTTGCCAGCACCGTTTCGCCGCTCCACTTTGCCACCGTGTCTTCGTCCTGCGCCCGCAGGTGTTCCAGCACAGCAGACTTGACGGCTGCCAGACGCACTTCGGGCACGATCATAAACCAGCACTTGCCCCACACCCGCTCGACGTTTTCTGAGATAGCCTTGCTCATCATCATTCTCCCGGTCTTGAGTGTTTGTGTCCGACTGCCCCTCAGCAGTCTGGTGTCAGTATACACTATCGGCACCGTGAGTCAACACTGATTACAAAGATTTTTCAGAATTCTGCAGGACCCCAAAAAGTGCCCCCGTTTCCGGGGGCTGTGTTGTGTTGCCTCACCACTCGAACTTCTCTGCAATCCGCACCCAGCGTTCCCCGTTATTCCAGCGGTCGCACAGGCTCTGCACAAACGCCCGAGATGCTCGGAAGTAGTCAAATGCGTTGTCTGCGTGCTCATCAGTGCGAATCGCCAGCTTGCCGTCAGCAATGCAGCAGAATTCACCGCAAGCGTAATCAAAAATCGACTGCATTCCCTCTGGCACGACTTCCCACTTGTAAGGAGCCACACATTCTTTGCGGCTGCTGCGCTTGACCTGTCGCTTGGCGTTTTCTTCAACGGTGTTGATGAACTTGCCACCGTCGTACCATTCGCCATTCGCTCCGAATTCCCCGCCAACCGCTGCCCGCTTCTGTGTCTTTGTGGCCATCTTCATTCTCCCGGTTAGTGTTTCGTCTCGCGGCCCTCACCGCGATGGATGCAGAATACACTATCGGCACAACGTGTCAACACTCTTCAGCGGAATCTCGAAAGATTTTCGGAAACTCACTGAATCGGCTGCGGTTGTCAGGGCAATTCGTTGTCCACAACGTTGCCGTAAACGTACAGCCGTGATCCTCGCAACCATCCGCCCTGTGGCGATGGATACGTCTTTGCCGGGCTGGCGGTGCTGCCGTAATTCCTGGACCACACCACGCTTGCATCGGTCGCAGAATATGCCACCAGTCCGCCCGTGCTGGGGAACGTGCTGCGGCTGCGGACCTCGATTGACACTCTGCCAGTGCTGACGTATCGCGAGTCGATAAATCCAAGGCTTCCGGCTGCCTGAAACAGGACGTCGATATTCGCCTCAAACAGGCTGATTGCCGGGCTGTTGTCCGTCACGTTTGTGGCCCCAAACGGATTCACCCGAACGTTTGACACCACCCCTTCGCTATTCTCCGGAAACAATGCCAGCACCGCGTTGACAATGTCCGTTCCGGTGCACTGCCAATCCAGCCACGCCGTTGTTTTGTTAGCCAGTCCCGTGCCTGCCTGTGGTCGGAACAGGATGCGGAATTCTCCGGCGTTATAACGATCTGACGGCCCTGTGTACCACCGCCACCGATAGGTGCGTGAGATGCTGCCAGCAAACGCCACACCCCCAGCCGTCGGCCCCTCTGTGTTGTTACTGTTGCTCCACAAGATCGGCGTTGTGTCTTGGCTGAATGATTCCACCCCGGCATAAATTCTGTCCGTGTCTGCGCCGTAGCTCCCGTACCACGTGAAACCCAACAGCAGTTTCTTTGTTGGCGTCTTGAACTGGCTGCCGCCAAGATTGTATTCCTTCGTAGCTGTCGGTGACGTTGTCGGGACGAATCGCCGTTCATAATAATACGCCAAGCGGTCTGTGCTGCTGCCGTCCAGCAGTCGGTTGTATGCCGCGTTATTGTCCAGCGTTGCCGTTGTGCTGATTTCTGATTCGTCAAACTCTGTGAAGGTGCCTGCTGCAATGTCTGCAATCGTCCCTGCCTTCTCGCTGGTGTTGTAAACTCGCCGCCGGACACACACCGCCAGCTTACCCGACTGCGCCAGCCCGGCAGCCCATGCCCACCGCCCAGCCCAAATGTCTGCGTTCACGTACTTCTGCCAGATCCGCGACCACGGACTGCCGACCGTCCAACCCTCGACCGTCCTTCCGTTCGTGCCCTGAAAACCAAACACCAGAACACTGTTGCTAGCCCCCGCATAAATGTCTGGCTCCACATCCGAAGTGCTCAGTGTTGAGACAGTCGGCACCGTGCCAGCAGTCTCTGCAATCAACTTGCCCGGAACACTGCTACCGCCCAGCCCGAAGATCCGGCCGACGTGGCTGGTGATTGCCCCTGTGGACGTGCTCCAGCTCACCGCCGCCGCTCTGGTATCACGTGTTCCGGTCGGTGGTGGCGGAAACGATACAGGGCAGGTTCCGGCCCGCAATTCGCCGTCATAGGTTCCCGATGTCAATGGCTCTTCCGCCGGCCCCGGATTGCAGGTATCGGACACCAGCACCCACGTTGACGTTCCGGCGTTCCACTGAAACGTACAGGAACCTGAACCGCCGGCGGAATACGTGGCGTCAAACTTGATCCCGCTAATGTCCCCTGTGGACTGCGACCATGTCACATCAAGATTGATTGCCGCATCCGGCCACGGCCCACCTGTCACCGTCGCCGCTGTGCAGTCTGCCGTTGCCTCAAACAGGGCTTTAACCACGCTCGCAGTGGCATTGTAAGGGACTGTGATTGTTTCGCTGCTTGTCTTCGTGCGGAAGTACACATTGCCGCCCTGCAGCGTGTGCGGGTGCAATGTATATTCTTTGTTCGCTGTGTCTGTCGTGTAGTCGTCCCATTCCACCGCCGGGTCAATGGAATGCGGAATCAGATAATCACCGCCAGACAATCCCGCCGGGCTGACCATGCGCGTAGCGTTCAGTGTCTGGAATGAGAGACCACCGCCAGCCGAATAGGCAAACAGCCCCTGCATCGTTGCCGATTCGGCTTCTGCGCCAGTCGTGCTGTTCAGTTTGACAATCTTCAGGCACTGCGCCGCCGTGGCTGTCAGTGCCCCTCCTGAACGTGGTCCCGGAGTTGACGCGAACGCACCCATTGCAGCCACGTACACCGCTCGGTTATTCGTGGTCCATTCGTTCACCACGCCGCTGATTCTGTCGGCCCCGTAGTGTTGCGCCCACAATGCGCCCGGCCCGTACTCCCATTCCGTCACGCCAGTGCTGGCGGTCAACCCCTTGATCGTCACAGGCTCAACGGTTTTGCATCTGCAGCATCGGCCCAACAGCATCAGAACACCTCACGCGCAGTCTGCTTCGCACACTCGCCACTCACCATTCAGCCACCGGGCTTGAACGATCGTCGTTGCGGGAAGGCTGATCCGAAGAAAACGATTGACCACGGTTTCGTTCCGTCCTGTGTCAACCATGTTGCCTGCTGTGTCCTTGTCCCACACGCTCATCGTTGCCGTTGCTGGTGCGGTCCCAAAGTCGCTGGCTGCTGCTAAATCGCCGTCCAGCTTGCCGCTGATGTCCATCGGCTGGCCGACCTGCTGCCCCATCATCCGCGCCATTACGGATTCAATGGCAATCGTCAGATCATTCAGGCCCGCGGCTGTCAGCCGCTGCCCCTTGGCGAACTTCTCGGGGTGCTTATCGCCCTGCGTCATGATTGCGCCGTCCAGAGTGTGTTGAAGTTAAACGTCTGAAACATTGGATCATTCGAATCTGCCGACAACACCCGGTCATAATCTGCCGTATCGTCACGCCACTGGTGATTCCAGCCGTACACCAAATTGGCTTCCGGATCGTTTGCCACTCGGGGTGATGTCGTCAACGCCTTCTGTGACTTCGCAGAGAATCTCAGTGTGATTTTCCGTGTACTGAATTGCCCATTCGTGCTGAGGGTGATTTCATCTGAAAAACCCTCGAACAACAGCGTTTCCGGCCTGAATGTCTGCGGGCTGCCCGGCATTCGAAAATTGCTGTCGTTGACACATCCCTTCATTCTCTCCAGCGTAACCCATGGGACAGTCTGAACCTGATGCCATGTCAGCTCGTGCGTGCTAATTGCCTCCGGTATGACTGGAGTGACGTCCGCCGGAAGTGCCTTATTGTCAGTCTCCCACTTGCAACTTCTGCCCAGCACCGTCCGAAATTCCAGATTGCTCTGCTGCGTGTAAGTGCACCACGTGCCGGCTGGTAGTGGCGTCGGGTCGTTCGGGTCTTGCTGCTGTTCTTCGTCGATCTGCATCGGGCTGTAAGTGATTGTGATTTTCGCCAGCGTGTCATGCCTGAGTTGCTGCGTGTTGGGGTCCGTGATGGACTCGGCGACGGGCTTTGGTGTCAGTTTGTCAATCGTGAATTTGTCGGCTCGCACCGTCGGCCAATAGGACGAATACGATGCCGGTTTACCAAACACGCCGCTGCTGTAATGCGCTGCAATGAATGTCCATCGGTCATCCCAGGCCGTGAGAAAAATGCGCGTGAATGACAGTTCGCCGGACCTGTCGCCGGATTCCTGCGGACTGTCTTCGTGCTCGACGAATGCCGGGTAACTCATCTGCGTTTATCCCAAAATCGGAACCAGTGGCAGGCCCGTGATTCCTGTGGCGATTGCCCGCTGAACTTCCAGTGATTGCTTCGCCAGTTCAATCTGCTGTTTCTGCATCTCTTCCTGTTTCTTCGGTGCCAGTTGATCCTGCAGCCGCTGAAACATCTGCAAGGCTCCGCCGCGTTCGATCTGCACTTGCTCCGCTGCGGCTGCCATCGTTTGTTCGGCCATCGGTATCAAAGCGGGTGCCGGAGGTCGCTCAATCTGCTGCCCGTCTTTTCTCTTTTGTGCCTCTCGTCCGGCCTCCTGCGCTGCCGTGATGCGACCCTGCCTGATCAATGCCAGTTCGGCCTGCAGTCCCGGCAGAATGCCTGTCAGGTCGCTCGTGCTGCTTTTCAGTGCGGACTGCTGCAGCGTCGGTAGCTCCATCCGTTTTTCGCCACCGAACAACACGCCCGGACTCATGTTGTGGGCAATCGCCTTTGCTGTATCAACGGCCATTGTGGCCATATTCGAAAAACTGTTGCCAATGTCGCTCAGGACATTCGACGCCAGATTTTTCAGGCTGCCAAAAATGTAGCCGATTGCGAACCCCAAATCCTCCAGGTTGTTCCTCATCTCAGTCCATTTCGCCATCGCATTCCCGGCGAACACAGCAGCCGCTGAACTGGCGTTATTGATCGGCTCCACAATACCTTGGATTGCTGACACCATCTGATTCGCCATCGGCAGAAATGCCGTGCCGATCTGAATGGCCAGTTGCTGCACACTGGTCTGCAGCTTGCCAAACATCCCGCTTGTTGTCTGCGCAATTCGCTCGTTCATTCCGGCCAATCGCCCGCCGCCCGTGGTCAGGCCCTCCAGTGCCTGCCTCACCATGTCGTAAGAAATCAACCCGTTTTCCATGTCCTTCTTCAGGTCCACCATGCTCCGGCCTGTGGACTTGCTGATTTCAAACAACGGCGAAAACCCGCTGTTAATCAACTGGTTTGCTTCCTGCCCCATCAGCCGGCCAGCCGCCTTCACCTGCGCCATACCACGCGCCAGCAGCATCAGTTGTTCCGCGTCACCCTGTGCCACTTCTGTCAGATTTGTCAGGATGCCGAACGCTTCCTCAGTGCCCACGCCGAAATTCATCATCAGTTTTTGGGCCTGTGACAACTCCTGCAGCCCGAAGACGGTTTTCTTGTCCAGCTTTCGAAGGTCATCCAGCAGCGTTTTCGCCTTCTCTGCGCTGCCGGTCAACACCTCAAACGATATCGCGGTCTTCTCCGCCTCCATTGTCAGTTGCGCCATCTTGACCGCGCCCGCAGTCACCCCCAACGCCGCCAGCGTCCCGCCGATCCCGCTAAATGCACTCCGGATGCCGGATAAAGCACTGCCAGTCCGCTTCGCTGCTGCGGTCATGCCGTCCATTGCGGATGATGCACGCCGCGCCTGCGTGTCCACCTGCCGCATCCCGTCGGCAGAAAAAATCACCTGTGCTTCTTGAACCGTGACGGCCATTATTTTGCGTCCTGTTTCTGCCAGATGTCTTCAGGGCACCACATTCCCGCCCACGCCAACGCTTGGTACATGGTCAGTGTGCCGATTTGCTCCGGCGTCCATCCGTACCGCTCGGACATATTCCGGAAGATCGTGGCCCACGGAACTGTTCTGCGTGACGGCAGATTGACACCCCCGCCACCGGGTGATTTCAGTTTCCCAGCTCTGGCCGTTCTTCCGCCTTGTGCAGCGCGTGAATAATAGCCTTGATATCACTGAACCACTCGACAAAGTCGCAGCCCAACTGAATGCCGCGTTCAATCGGCAGCAAAGGCGGAAACTCCTCCGGATGATGCACGGACAACGCCCGCCAAACGGAATATCCGATCCCGCGCAGCGATTCGTCAAACCGTTCCTCGTCCTGCAGTGTGGCAATCAAGGGACGTGCTGCCACATCTGCTGCAATCTTGAATGCAGCTTGCCGCTGTGCAGGATCTTTGATTTCCTCCAATCCTGCATACGGGCTGCCCATACGCTGCAGAATGGCCTGTTCTTTGAGCGCGTGATCGGCCAGCGTCCGAACTGCCAGCCGATACACTCGCCCGTCTTTTGTCAGCTCAATGGCCCGTCGGCCAATCAGATTAAACAACCCGTCCGCCACGGTTTCTACTCCTCAAAAGGTCATGCAATGATATCAAACGCTGTGCCAGACTTCGCCGGCAATCCCTGCCCGTCGAATGCGTAATCAATCGCCACCGGATCTCCGCTGTCAGCGTCAAACGTGATCGGCCCAACCTCAGTGATGACGATGGTTCCGTTGATGTAGTCGTCTGAGTCTGCATGGAACTGCGCCGCCACTTCGTCACCGCGTGCCAGTGGCTGCGCCCCGCCGGCGTGCAGCATAATGGTGACAGTGCCGGACCACTCGCCCACGCCAACCGTGGTCTTGCGCCAGCCGCCTGTGCTGTTCGTTGCGTACTTTGCGGACGCTCCGCCGATCGTCAACTCCCATTTGCCGGTATGGTCAACTTCGGTCGGAGTTCCGCCGGTTTTGAAGGTCATGGACTTGCCGGTGAACGGTGTTCCTGCGGGCATTGTATTTGCTCCTGATTACGGTTTTGCGGTTGCGGAATAGAGAATACCAATTTTCAAATTCGTGGCGGTTGTGGCCACGCCCAAGATCGTCACGAAGTCGCCTGTGGCCAGATCGGCATAAGGTGCAATTCCTCCGGCGTTCACGCTGCAGACATAGACCTGTCCAACAGTGAAGGCCGAATTAAATGTCAGGTTTCCGCCGTAGCAGTATTGCAACGGCTGCCCGTCGCTCGCCCCGTGTAATGCAATGCCGATTGCCTTTGACGATGCTAGCACGTCCGCATCACAGGCTTTCAGTTTGTTACTGGCTGTGGTGTCCGCATAGACGGGCTGCCCGGCTGTCACCGTGCCTCCTGCGGTGCCGTATCCAATCAGGCTGGTGGCAGTCTTCACCACGCTCGCCGCTGTTACTGAAACGTCTGCCATGTGTTCACACTCCCACGTGCATCAAGTCGAACTGAACCGCCGTCGTCCAGACGCCTGTTGCGTCGTCCTGTGTTGTTGTCATCTGC